ATGTTTTCACTTGCTATTCTAGATATTTTTTTAGATAATATAAGCATATTATAACATATACGGAGGATAGTCTCATGGCTAAAAAACATTCATTTGCTAAAGGTCTTGCTACTGGCGTTCTTGGAACTGCTGCTACCGTTGCAGGTGCCGTTTTCGCAGTTAAAAAGACAATTATCGAACCAGAAGAAAAGAAATTGGCTTTCATCGAAGAAAATCGTAAAAAAGCAGCTCGCCGTCGTGTAAGTCGCTAATAATGAGAACCAGGGAAACCTGGTTTTTTACTGTTATTTTTAACTCTTCATCTATGACTAGGAACAGAGCCAAATTGAAAAGAAAAGAAAAGAAAAGAAAAGAAAAAATATAATATCATTACATTTGTGAACTGCACCCCAAAAGTTAGACAGAAAAAAATTAACTTTTGAGGTGTTTTTCTTATGAAATTAACTTATGGGGACAATGTTCTGGTCTATGAATTTAGAAATCAAGAAAAAATTAGACGAACTTTCAAATAAATTTGGAATAATCGTTTACAAACATAGGTACATACTTAAATTGATTAATCGTTACGAAATAGAGAGCATCAAAAAAGGAAAGAATCATTGATACCTTGGTTTGGTTGTTAACCTAGTCGATTGTTTTAGTAGTTGTAATTGCGAAACCTTGATCAACAACTTCAACTTCTGCTTCTGGAGTATTGCCAGATTGCAAATCTGACTCTTCTGGAGTTGTACCGAAAACGGTAGAACCCAATGAACCATTTGGCACCAAAGTCAAATGACCATCTGAATAGAATTCGCCAATTGCTCCTTTGTCATTTCGATATTGTTATCTTGTTCCATAATTTCCTCCCACCTAGTCCCCTAGTTGTACACCGTCAGAGCCACGAATGAGGTAGCTATCCCCTTCTAGTCTCATCTGAAATACTACGTTACAAGCCACGCTAGTATTGTTTATTTAGGGCTTAAATTAGCCCTATGCGCTGACGAGGTATCGAACCCCCAAGCCCCTTGGCTAGCACGGCTATCAGCGCATAAGAAAAAGCCGTATTGCTACGACTTTTTTTATTTATTTCACGGTAATTAAGTGAGTTTCGCTTATTACCAACTCAACACTGCCAGGTACTACGTGATAGTCACTCGTTGGTATATCTTGCGTATATCCATGGCAGACTTCTTGTTTGTCTTCGTTTTGGATTATGAAATACTCATGCTCGTCGAACATTGATAAAAAGTCCTTGAGTTTCACATTTCTCACTCTCCATTCTTTTCAAAAATAAAAAGTTAGTACGCAAAATCTAATTTGGGTTTTATTTCCTGGAACAAATCTAAGACATCTTGCGGAGTATCTTCTTTGAAAATAAATTGCTTCTTGCCTGAAATAGTTTTATCGCCAATTATCCATTTTCGGATATTTTTTGAAAACACTAATACTTCTTTGCTAGGTCTTGACATCATTTCCATTTGAACACCTCCTTAATTTTATTAATCAGTAACGGATCAACACTATCTTCCGATTGCAAGAAGTTATTATCAAAATAGTATTGTATCCCCTGTGGCGTAATCTGGATGCTATCTAAATCGATAATCGCTATACCAGATTTTGTCTTTCGAGCAAACGCACCGGTCACATAACCGTCATTGATAAGGTTGTACATTATATATTTCCAATAACGCTCTGGAATTTCAAAATATTCAGCTGTTAACTGGTCAACCTCTACATTTTTACCTTGTTTTAAACAACTGTAGAGGTATTTCATTATTTCGTACAAGATAACAAAATAATCATCCTTTGCCATAGTCAAGATACCTTTTTACCTTCTAAGACAACTTTAACTTCTTGGTCAACTTTCAACAAATCTGTCTTGTCTACTAAAAATTCAGTCCAGATATCAGACGGAGTGCCTTTTATTTTATGAAATACGGTATCATCCGTTGTTAACATACCGCCAAGCGCACCAGAAATCGGCTTATCTAAACTTACAATAGTCCCAAACGGGGCTTGAGTAATCGCTTTAATTTTCATATTTTTTAACTCCTCCTTCCAATACTTTAAGTTGTTTTTAGTCTGTTCAATCTCATTTCTAGGTATATTATACCTCTTTGATACAGAAAGTAAATAATTCTGCGCCTCTATCTCTGCTTTGATTTTTGAAACCGGCTCGTCAACTAGACGCCCATCTTTCCATTGTTCAGCGTGGTATAGTTCCTCCAATACCTCGGACATCGTCGCCTTTTTTTGCAAAACGATTATTTCTTCATTTAGGTTCATCGCAGCAGCTTTTTGAGATTTTAGATAACGTTCTGCTTCATCGTCCTGCCAGACAACACCGCCACGCTTTCTAAAATCTTTGGTTAAATGGTTTTGCCTAACTATATTGATAGGTCTACGCTTATTGTTATCTTTGTTTCGATAAAGCCTAGTCACGCCATCTTCTACATACACCTCGGCCACTGCACAACGGCAGTACGGATGCATAGGTGGAGCGTTTAGACCACTCTCCATCTTATCAACTGGGTCAGGTTCCCTCTCAGTATCACGGCCAACCTGTTTACAATAATCGCAAGCTCTTGAATCTGGCATGAGTTTGAAATACTCAAAACCGTTTTCTTTCATAATATCTTTCTGCGCCAAAGTTTGAACTCTAGCATGTTCCGTGATACCTAAACGCTCTGCATTAGTACGGAGCACATTCATGTGTTTTCTAATGCGTCTCGCAATCGTTAAGCCGTTATTTCCACGAATTAAAGCCCTCGTTACCTCAGTTCTAACAAGTTGCCGTAGCTGAGCATTTCTACCCCAGATACGCTCCGACCATTTAGCGCCTTCGAAATTAGCGTTAACAGCCGTCGTCATGTACCTTTCAAGTGTTTTCTTGTTAGGCACCGTCTGATCAAGCAGGCTTCCTCTTACAATTTCGCTCTTATAGCCATTCATCAGATAATCGTTAGTTAATTGACGTTCGCCTTCAGATAAAACCAATAGTTCGAGTTCTAACTCTTGGATAAGAAGCTCTTGACGACCAACAGACATAGAAAAGTTGTAGTCTCGAAGCTCCTTGTTTGCCTCTGGACTAAAATCTTTGTCAGCTACATACTGTTTAGCTTATAGGTAAAACTGGCATACGTTTCGCCGAATGTTTAGGTTTGACGGTGGATGATGTTGATCACGATGCAGGCATGGTGTCCATCAATAAAACATGGGACTATAAAAATGATTCTGGTTTCATGCCTACGAAAACAAAAAGCAGTATCCGTGAGATACCGCTTGATGATGAATTTATAAAATTTATTGACCAGCTACCACCTACCGAGGACGGCAGACTGATGCCTTCCTTGTCCAACAATGCAGTTAATAAGACCTTGCGTAAAATCATTGGGCGTGAAGTACGTGTCCACTCGTTAAGGCACACTTATGCCAGCTATCTAATAGCCCATGATATCGACTTGATTTCTGTATCGCAAGTTTTAGGACATGAAAACCTAAACATCACACTGGAAGTTTACGCCCACCAGTTACAAGAGCAGAAATCACGCAATGACGAAAAGATAAAACAAATTTGGACAGAATGTGGACAAAACGCTTTAAAACCGCATGGTTAAAGGCTTAAAAATGTCCCCTGCCGGAATCGAACCAGCAACGACTCCTTAGGAGGGAGTTGTTATATCCAT